GGGTGGGGTGTGGCATTTCACACAGTGTGGCATTTCGCACAGTGTCCTAGTAGACGGAGTCCGTTGATACTTATATAGTAACGCGCGCGTCTACCATATATGGGTCGACCATCGCGGACGGTTGGATACCGAGCGCTCGTTCGGTTGGTTGGATACCGAGCGCTCGCTCTGTTGGCTGGGGATACCCTGACCGAGCGGTCGCTCTGTTATCTACCGAGCGGTTGCTCTGTACCCAAACCGAGCGCTCGTTCGGTACCCGGGGTGGGGGGGGGTACCTCGATTGTCGAATCGTGTGGGCGGGGGTGAGGGGCACAATCGGGCCGGCTCTATTTTCAGGTTACCCCTTCGTCCTCGGTTGGATTCGCCCCCTCGATGGCGATGAGGGCCGGTTCTTCTCCTGCGAGGACCCTGTAGAGGGCCGATAGGGCTCTCTCGGTCTCGAGAGCTGCGGCGAGGTGGTCCCTCACTGCCTCCTCGAGGACGACCATCACCTCTTCCCGAGTCACCCTTCCCCCTTCAGGACCTTCACGTCACTGGCCAGGACCCACAACAGATTCTCCACTCGAGCCCCCACAGTCGGAGAGGAATAGCGGCGCCCCCCCAAGGGGCGCCGCGTTTCCATCCTCTCTGTCTGAAGGTAGAGTAGGTATCCGTGAACACTTTGTCAAGCAAACTCTTTACAGAGAAGAGGAGCTACTTGACTTATGTTCAGGCTTATACTCTCTGACACAGGGGGAGCAAGTCTAGCTAGGCTTTAGCCTGAGCCTGGTTGGCGCGCGGGCTCCCGCTTAGGGCGTCCGCTAGCGCTGCCTAGGCAGGGCAAAGCCTAGCAGACTTGTACTCCCTTGTCTAGGAGTATGTAATATTGCAAGAAACATGCCAAAAGAGAGGGTAAAGATAGGGGTTGCTTAGTGTGGAGGGTGTGTGTAGTGTTTGCTTCACAAGGAGGGAAGGACAAGTGAGAGAGTGGTTAACGCGCGAGGGGGTTCGGGCATGAAGCGGCCGGATGAGGCGAGGATGTGGGAGCCGACGGTTGCGTATGCCTTGGCGGAGATGCGGGGAGGTGTGTGGTGAGTGTCAACGTGCGGCTACCGCGGGCGTTGCTCGAGTGGCTGGATGAAGAGGTCGTGCGTCTGGAGGCATCTGGAGAGGTGTCGAAGGCGACTCGGTCTCTGGTGGTTCGGAGGACTCTACAGGAGGCTGCCAAGAAGGCGGCCAGGGGGCGCAAGCGTGGCAAAGCAGAAGGGTGAGTGGCGGTGGATGAAGGAGGAGTCGCTGACTCTCGGGGGGTTGGCCTACTGGCCCATCTTCGGCGGGCTTGGCTGGGCCACGAAGCCGGAGGCGGTGGCCCACGTCGAGGACCACGGGCACGAGCCGGGAAAGGAGGTCTGGCACCTCATCTTCGACTGCGGCTCTGCGGACTTCGACGTGAAGAGGCGGGTGCGCGTGTCGTTCGGGGGCGTCGAGACGTCGGAGCCGGAGCCGGAGTTGGAGCCGGAGCCGGAGTTGCTCATGGCGGAGGAAGCCGCTGCCTGAGCGCCGGCAAGCTACGCCCCTGGGTGATGTTCTACGGTCGAGACGGAGGCAGCTGAACATCACTCAGGGGCAACTTGCGGAGTGGTTGGACTGCAATCGCAGTTACATCGCTCTGATTGAGTGTGGGTGGAGCGGGAACTCGGCGGCGGACCGGAGTCCGCCCGACTCTACCTTGGATCGTCTAGCCGCTGGTGTAGGCTGGACTCGCAGGCAGCTCGACGAGGCTGTCAAGGAGCGCATACGTGACGGCGACTATCCACGTCCTGGGTCAGGGGGCGAGCAGCCTTCGTGACGAGAAGCTCGAGGCGACCATCCTCGGCGCCATCCTCTGCTGGCCCTCGGAGGCCGACCGCCTCATCGAGTTGCCTTCGGAGGTCTGGTCCTGTCAGAAGCACCGGGTGCTCTCGACCTTCATGGCTCAGATGGCCAAGGAGGGGCTGGAGTGGGACGAGGTGGCCCTCGTGGCTCGGATCCGGGCAGCGGGTCAGATGAAGGCCATCGGGGGCATGGCGAGCGTCTCTGGGCTGATGACGACGGTGTGTTCTCCTCGGTCGCTGGACACGATGCTGGTGCATCTGGGGGCTCTTGCGGAGCGGCGTCGGATGGCGGAGGCGGGGCGTCGCATCACGGAGGCTGCGGAGAACCTCAGCGTCACGGACTACCACGACTTGGCGACGGCAGAGTTGGGTGCAGCCCCGGTCTCTGATGACGCGGTGGAGATGGCGGCGGGGGTGGCCTCCTACATGGAGGGGGTCATCGCCATCCAGGAGGGCCGCAAGGAGCCGGACCGCATCCAGACGAACCTGCCCATCGACGAGCCTCTGGGGGGTGGCTTCAAGCCGGGGTGGCTGGTGATGGTGCTGAGCGTCAACGGGCACGGGAAGACGGCCTTGGCGGTGAACAACCTGGCCTTGGAGTGCGCCAAGGCGGGGCGGTCGGTGCTCTTGGAGAGCCTCGAGATGCCCTCCCAGGAGCTTGTGGGGCGCCAACTGGGGGCCCTGAGCAGTGTCCCCCCGCATGTGCATGACCGTCCGGGGATGTCTTCGGACGACCTGACGGGGTTGATGGATGCAGCGGACAAGCTCTCGCTGATGCCCATCACCATCGCCCGGGACCGTTCGGTGGCTGCGATTACTCGGCGGGCCAAGAAGGTGGGCGTCGAGGGTGGGATGGTGGTGGTGGACTATCTCCAGCTCATGAGTGGTGGTGGGAAGGACGCCACGCGGGAGGAGGTGCTGTCTCAGAGCGCTCGGGAACTCAAGCAGTTGGCGGTGGACCAGGGGTGTGTGGTGGTGCTGGTCTCTCAGCCCACGTCTTCGGCGAAGCGGAAGGGGGTAGCGCCGAAGGGGACGGACACGAAGGGTTCGGGGGAGGCGGATGACGCTGCGGACGTGGTGCTGGTGCCTTGGCTGCCCCGGCGTGCGGATGAGACGGCGAGTCAGTACGATGCTCAGTTGACGCTGGACAAGTTCAGGCATGGGGAGTGTGGGGTGACGTTCAAGGAGGACCGGGTGGGGTGGGATCCGGCGAGGGTCTGCTTCAAGGAGCGGGGATGAGTCACATCGACTGGATGTTCCGGGGTTATTCGCCCGCCGGTGGCGGGTGGAAGTGGCGATGCAACACCTGCGGGATCGTTGTCCCGGAGGAGAACATCGTCGCTGGCGCGCACGACTGCGCCACCTTCCATACCTGGGTCGAGCGGGACCCGGCGAGGGTCTGGAGTATTGACCGAGCGGTAGGTTGGGGCTAGGGTTCTGGGCATGTCATTGGTCAAGAAGCGTGAGAACCACCACCTCAAGGCGCTGATCAAGCGTCATCAGGTGAGCAAGGCGGGCGACCGCTTTCTGGATGAACTGAGGGCTGAGACGGGGCAGGTGAACGCCGTCCTTGTCGCTGCCATCATCGACCAGGCAGCGGAGGCTGCTCGGGTGTACGGGGCAACGGGGGCGGCTGCGCGGCTTGCTCGGTGGTTGCCTTGAACCTGCCCGAGGCGATGCCTGCGGACGACATCTCTGGGCCGCCGGTCACGCCGGCAGAGGCTGCGGAGGTGTGTGTCGTAGGGGCGTTGCAGCAGATCAAGGAAGCTGGCCTGGTCTTGGCGACGGACTCTCTGACGCTGGACCCGGCGAAGCTCTTCGCGAGTGCGGCGGCGACGTATGTGACGGTTCGGGACGAGGTCACGAAGCTGGCGATGTTCTACCAGAGCGCTGGCCGTCACGGGATGCCCCGCAAGCACATCCAGATCGCTCAGGTCGTTGGGGAGATGGGGCTTCGGCTGGCGAGGCCGGGGCACGACCTGAACAACCTGCTCTACGATGGGCAGGTTCTTCTGGACTCAGATCCTCGGATGGTGGAGTTCGGCCAGAACATGAAGATGTTCATGGAGACCTGCCACTTCTTGCTTCACGACAAGACCAAGAAGGCGGACCGGCCCAAGATCGTGCGGAGGTTCATCAATGCGCGATGACATGACCGGCTTCAACGCCGTCTCTTGGCGGAAGATGCTCGACAAGTTCGAGCAGGGGTGGAGCATCAGCCACGCGGCGAAGAGTGCGAAGCTGGACCCGTACAAGGTGCGTCGTTGGCTGAAGATGGGACAGCGGGAGGTCCGCACGGCGGCGGCGGACTTCTACGAGGACTACCTGACGGCGTGCCAGATTCGGAAGGACTGGCTGGTGGACCAACTTGTCCATGTTCACGGCAAGAAGAGCTATCAGGCCATCGTGAAGGTGCTGATGGCGGAGTTCCCGGAGTACCGGGACCGTGCGCGGCTGTCGGCGGATGCTCAGGCGCAGGTCGACAAGGCCACCGTCGAGAAGGCGCAGGCCGAGGTGGCGTGGATGCGGGCTCGCACGGAGGCCTTCAAGGGCGGCAAGCTCGACCAGCGGGCCTTGGCGGCTCTCTTGACGGCGGGAGCGTCTAAGGACGCGCCGACGGTGAACTGAGCCGGTGGCCTTCGACGCCGCCAAAGAGATCACTCGCTGCAAGCACGACTTCCTGTACTTCTGTCGGAGGTACCTGAAGATCGTCAGCAAGACGGCGAAGTTGATCGCCCTGCACCCACGGCCGGAGCAGCTTGACGTCATCGAGCGTCTCGAGTTGAACCCGTGGCTGTACATCCTGAAGGCGCGTCAGATCGGCTACACGACGATCATGGCGGCCCGCCTCTTTCATCGCTGCCTGTTCAACCCGAACCACCGGGTGGCGGTGACGGCTCAGGATGAGGAGGCGGCGAGGGCCATTTTCGAGAAGTACTCGACCTTCTACGACCACCTCCCGGACTTCCTGAAGTTCCCGCTCACGACGAAGACCACGACGGAGATGGCCTTCTTCCATGGGGGCTACATTCGGGCGGCTACGGCCGACTCGAACAAGTGGCACGGGAGCACGTACCACGACATCCACGCCACCGAGTTCAGTCGGTATCGGGACGTGGAGAAGTTCGTCAAGGCGGTGTTTCAGACGGCGGGGCCGAACGCCAGCATCGTCCTGGAGACGACGGCTAACGGGCACAACGAGGCGAAGAAGCTCTGGGACCAGGAGGATGACGGGTTCGAGAAGCACTTCGTCCCTTGGACGGCGCACAAGCAGTACAGCCTCCGGGTGAAGCCGAAGGGTCTGCGAATCACCAAGGAAATCAAGGCATACGCGAAGGAGCACGGGCTCACGCGGGGCCAGATGTTCTGGGCGCAGAAGACGCTCAACGGCAAGTGCTTCAAGAAGTGGCGCACGTTCAAGGAGCAGTACCCGAACACGGCGGAGGAGGCCTTCGTCAGCTCGGGGGACCGGGTGTTCCCGGACCGCATCTACTTCTCGGGTGCGCAGGCGCGTCCGGGGCTTCATCGCTATGTCGAGAAGCCTGTCGCGTACCACATCTACACGATCGGGTGCGACACGGCTTCGGGCGCAGTGGATGGCGACTACAGCGCCTTCCACGTCTTGGACGTGACGAACAAGGACTTGCCTCGGACGGTGTCGGCCTACTACTCGAGGTCGAAGCCCTACGACTTCTCTGTGGCTGCCTTGGCGGAGGCGAAGCACTGGGGGGCGTTGGCGGTCATCGAGGACAACAGCTACGGCGCTGCGGTGGCGGAGCACTTCGTGCAGCAGGGCTACGCGCACCTGTACCGGCGCGTGAAGCACGACAAGATCGAGGACCGCTGGCTGTCCATCGTTGGGTTCCAGACGAACGTGAAGACTCGGCCTATCCTCATCCGGCGTCTGTATGAGGCCATCGTCGAGAACAAGCTCACGGTCATCGACGAGACCTTGCAGGGGGAGATCAACAGCTTCGTGTACGACCTCAAGAGCAAGCCGGTGGCTGACACGGGTCACCACGATGACATGATCATCGCCACGGCGCTGGCCCTTGCGGGGATGGACCAGATCGACGTGCTGGTCTCGGAGGTCGAAGCTCAGCGACCAACTAACATACGGGAAATGTTGGAGTTTGAGCTTGCAATGGGCAAAATATACACGCACGGAGTAGGATCTTCACACAGGGCCATGCTACAAACGGTCGAGAGATCTCCCATCCGGGAGGTGCATAGACCGCGCTGACCCGAGCGACATCGGGCGGAGGTAATCCATGGGCATCCTCACCGAAGAGCAGGCGGAAGCGTTTGCGGAGAAGTTCGAGGATGCAGTGGATGCGGACGTGGAGGTGGCCCACGCCGAGCCAGAGGGCGAAGTCGAAGTCGAGGTCGAGGCTGAAGCCGGGGCCGCGGATGACGATGAGGTCGAGCTGGAGGGACCCGACGCTACCGAGGGTGAGGCGGTAGAGGCAGCGGAGGACGAGTCTGCGGAGGCGGAACTCCCGGCGGATGACAGTGAGCCGGAGAAGAAGCCTGCGCGCCGTGGCCACAGGGTCACGTACAGTCGCTTCAAGCAGGTCAACGACCGGATGAAGGCTGCGGAGGCGAGAGCCGCCGGGCTGGAGGCTGCGTTGGAGGCCGTGAAGGGCGTCTCTCGAACTCCCGAGCCAGATGACTATGTAGACCCGGAGTGGTCGACGGAGGCTGAGGCGCCGGACATGGCGGAGCAGGCCATGGTGAGCGTGGAGAGGCTGAAGCTCGATCTGGAGATCGGCAAAGCTCTCGAGGCCCACCCCGACGGACCCGAGGAACTGCGAGCGGTCATCGTCGATGCTGTCGTGCGGAACCCAGAAGTGACTGCGAGCCAGGTGGCGGACGCATACATGGCCCGACGGACTGTCGTGGAGGAGGCTGCGATCGCGCGGTACCTCGCGGAGCAGGGGATCGAGCCAGCGGCGGACGAAACGGAGCGAGCCCCCGCCGTGAAGGCGAAGCCGAAGGCGCCGAAGCGCCCACGGAAGTCGGGGGCGAAGGCCGGCCAGGTGGCGAACGCAGACAGGCCCAGGACCATCGAGGAGGCTTCGAACCGGGCAGAGTCCTGGTTCAAGACTCGCAACCCCTTCAGATAGGAATACCTCATGGGCGCTACGATTACGACCCTCACTTCGCTCCTCAAGGAGTTCTACATTGGCCCGGTCAATGAAGAACTGAACAACGAGATCATGGTCGTCCAGTTGATGACCAAGGCTCGCGTGTCCTGGAACGGACGCCTCGCGTACTTCCCGTTCCACGCTGCTCGCAACTCGGGTGTCGGGTTCCGGGCCGAGAACGCGACGCTGCCGACGGCGGGCAACCAGACCTACCGGAACTTCACGCTCAACGCGGCCTTCGTCTACGGACGCTTCGAGGTCTCGGGCCCGGCCATCGCCTCGGCGAAGTCCTCGGGCGCGGGCGCCTTCATCGGCTGGATGGAGGCGGAGATGACCCGCCTCAAGGACGATGTCCGGGACTCGGTCAACCGGGCGATGGTCTCGGGCGGACGCCTCGTCGGCTTCGTCACGGGCCATGAGACCGGCGGCACCACCCTGGCGTTCCGCGGTGACATCAACAAGCTCCAGGCGGCCATCGACGCGAAGGGCTCCGCGGTGACGGTGCAGGTCATCCGGCTCGACCGGCTCTCGGCTGCGACGGCGTACAACACTGTGTCCACACAGACGGTGTCGGCGACGGACGCGGCATTGGGTCAGATCACTATCTCGGCGACGACCACGAGCGGTGGCGACCTGGGGTGGGCGCACGCCATCAACATCAGCGACGGCCATGCGAGCCTCAACTACCTCGACACCGAGCCCATCGGCATCTACGGGAACCTCGCTTCCCAGACGCTGTTCGGGGTCGCGCGGAACGCGGCGGGCGCCACGCCCGCGCCCATCCTTCAGTCGACGGTGCTGACGCAGGCTGTCGCGACGGGCGCGAACATCACCGGTGTCGCGCTCTCGATCCCGCGCATCCAGGTGATGTTCGACCAGCTCCTCCAGTACAGCGGGATGGAGCCGGATTGCCTGCTCACCTCGCCGCTCCAGCGGAACCGCTACACCAACCTGCTCACCGCCACGCTCCAGACCTGGACGAACAAGGCGGAGAAGGGCGACGGCGGGTTCTCGAGCCTCTCGTATGGGAACATCCCGTTCAAGACGTCGCGCCACTTCGACAACGGCCAGATCATCTTCATGACGCTCAAGTCGTGGAAGTACGCCGAACTCGAGCCGGGCGGCTTCGCCGACCTGGACGGCGAGGTGCTCAGCCGCGTGTCGAACGCCGATGCGTGGGAGGGCTTCTACAAGTGGTACTACAACGTCATCTGTACCCGCCCCAACTGCAACGGGATCCTGACCGGCCTCACCCTCCAGTAGGGGACTGACTTGGACGTCGTACACTCCATCCTGAACGCTCTGCTGAAGGTCGGGTCGTGCGGCGTCCTCGTCATGGTCGCGTGGTACATCTGGGTGCTCGCCGCTGAGAGGCGGCGGGCGCTCATCCCGCGCACGGACATCTCTCCAACCGCCTACCTCGGAGGGTAGCCATGGCCGGTCCGTATGACTCGTACATCCTTGGCGCCCGGCAGCGAGCGGCACAGGGGATGATGGCGCCCAAGGGCAAGAGCAAGGGCGAGAAGGCCGATGACATCGGCGGCTACATCGGTGGCGGCATCGGCGGGGTCTGGGGCGGCATGTACGGCGGCCCCCTCGGCGCGTATCAGGGCTACGGTGCTGGCAACCGCTTCGGTGAGAACGCGGTGCGCGGTCACCGCGAGTTCTTCGGCGACGGCATTCGAGACATGGGCAGGGCGGCCAAGCGGGGCGACGTCATGGGCGTCCATGCGCCCACGGACAAGTTCGGCAAGAGCGGCGCCACGGCGGTGTCATCGGCCGTCAAGGGCCAGCAGCGCCTGTTCGGCGGTCTCACGCAGGGCGCGGGCGCGCAGGGCGGCGTGGCGGGCCAGAACGTGCAGGGCATGGAGACGGCCTTCCCGTCCACTGGCGAGTACTGGCGCTACAAGACTGAGGGTGTCAAGGGCGAGATCAACGTGCCGGGCTACCAGCAGGAGTACGGGCCAGGCAATCAGCCGGTCTCCACTGGTGAGATTATCTCTCGGTCTGGGGCGGGTTCGAAGGCAGGGGCGGGTTCGAAGGCAGGGGCCGGCGCCGGAGGCTTCAGCCCGTCTGACATCGACACCCTCGTGGGGATGTTCTAGTGGCGATGTTCAGCCGCAAGAAGCCGGAGACGCTGGCCTCTCCGACGTACTCGGTTGCCGAGGAGTTGAACGACAACGGCTTCCCGGCGAGCCCCAAGAAGCTCATCAGCCTGAGCCGAGAGGACAAGCTCCAGGAGGTCCGTCTGTGGGACCTCTGCATCCTCTTCTTGGAAGGCCGCCAGTGGCTCTCCTTCGACCGCCGGCTGCGCCAGTACGTGGTGGATCGCCGAGCGACGGACGATGACAAGCAGGCGACGATCAACCTCATCCTGAACATCTTCAGGAACGTGGTCAGCCGCCTTCAGATCTCCTACCCCTCGACGGTCGTCTTGCCGGCTTCTCCCAGCCCCGACGACATCGTGAAGGCCCAGTCCTCTGAGAGCGCCCTGCGCTACTTCTGGGCCCAGGCGGACCTCAAGGCGGTCATCGCCGACGTCGTCGAGTACTCGGCCACGACGGGCACCTCCGCCATCCACACCTACTACGACGAGGACGAGGAGAAGCTCGTCTCCGAGGCCATCCAGTCCTACGACCTCTTCTTCGAGAAGGGCGTCATCTCCATCGACGAGTCTTCGTGGGTGGCGCTGCGGACCATCCACAACCGGGCGGACCTCATCGAGGCCTACCCGAAGCTGGAGACTGAGATCCTCCAGGCCTCTGGGATGGCCCGGCCGGACGACCAGGGCGATGGCGAGCCGCCGCCCAACCGCGTGGAAGCCTACGAGTTCTACTACCGGGACGGGCGACACGCGATCGTCATCGACGACATCTACCTGTACGAGGGGGAGCGCCAGACGAAGACGTTCCCGGTGCAGGTGGTCCACTACACGCGCATCCCTCGGCGCATCTGGGGCCTGGGCCTGATTGAGCCGCTCATCGACCTCCAGTGGCTCTACAACCGGACCCGCTCTCAGATCACCAACAACGTCGAGTTGATGGCCAACCCCAAGTGGCTCATCCCGAAGACGGCCGGCGTAGCCGCTCATCAACTGACGAACAAGGCGGGCGAGAAGGTCTACTACAACGCCGCGGGTGGCAAACCCTCCATGGTGGCCGGGGAGCCGCTGCCCAACTACGTGTTGGAGCATGCGATGCGGCTCCAGGTGGAGATGAGCGACGTCAGCGGCGCCCACAGCGTCTCCCTCGGCAAGCGCTCTGTCGGCGTCTCTTCGGGGCGCGCGATGGAGGTGCTCACCGAGCGGGACACCTCGCAGCTTCAACTCACGCAGACGCGCATCGAGCAGGCGGTGCGGAACACGGCGAAGTGCGCGCTCGAGTTGATGAAGGCGTTCTACACCGAAGAGCGCATGACTCGGATGATGGACGAGTACGGCAAGGTGGTCTTCCGGGCGCTGTCGTCTGAGAGCATCGTGGACGATCCCGAGATCTTCATCGAAGCCGGCTCCATGTTCCGGGCCGAGAGCCAGGACCGAGACCTCAAGGTCATGCAACTCGTCGAGTTGGGGATGCTGCCGCCCGAAGAGGGCATGAAGGAACTGAGCTTCCGCACCGGCAACTCCTTCATCTCACACAAGATCTCAGCCATCTCGCATGCCAGGGAGACGCTCTACGGCTGGCTGGCCAACCCGCAACTGGAGATTGAGATCTTCATGAACGATGACCTCGAGGCCTTCGAGCAGGTCTTCGGGGACTACATGCGGGAGCCGGCCTACTACGAGCTGCCCGTCGAGCAGCAGGAGTACCTGCGCAACGTGCTCGCGGAGATCATCACCGCTGGCATGCCCCCGGAGGCCCTCCAGGCAGCCCTCCAGAACCAGCAGGTGAGCCCCAGGCCCCAGGGTGGGGCCGGAGGCTCTCTGCGGCTCGCAGCGAGCAATCCCAACGCATCCATGCAGCAGCAAGTCCAAGGTAGCGTCGCGGCCTCCGATATGGAGAACCGCATCGGCGGAGCGGAGCGGCGCCTCGGCGGCGCAGACACCATGAAGTCCGGGCAGTACGGAGGGATAGGCTGATGGCCAAGCGATTGAGCCCGAAGGAGAAGGCCCGGCTGAAGGCGCGAAAGGCGGCTGCGCAGCGCTTGCTGCGGGAGCGTGAGGCGAAAATCAAGAAGGCCCCCAAGTGGTGGACGCCCGTGAGGAAGGCGGTCGAGAAGTCGGATAGGATATCAGACAACGCGCGGGCTCTCGAACTGGCGCGCGAGGCGGACCGGCAAAAGAAGCCGAGAAAGAAGGCCCGGAAAGTGGCGGCCCGGAAGATGATGAAGGTTGAGCGCGTCAAGCGGGCGGAGTTGTATCAGCATGCCATGCTGAAGAAGTTGAAGTCCGACGCTGACAAGGCCAAGGCGTACAAGGAGGTCAAGAGGGAGAAGCGGGCGGAGAGGCTGAAGCACCCCGAGAAGCACTCCGAGGTCGCTAAGCCGATGGAGCCGATCAAGGTCAAGAAGAAGAAGCGGAAGGGCAAGCCGGCCAAGCCCCTGTACGACTACCAAGGCAAGAAGTGAACGTAGGCCAGGTCACCACGCTCTTCAGGAACTACATCGACGAACCGGACGAGTCCTTCGTCTCGGATGCGACCGTCCAGGTGTCCCTCGCCGTGGCCTACGAAGAGTTCCGCCACACCGTGATGCAGTACGACCCGCAGAAGTACGAGACCTCCGTCAGCATCACAGTGTCCGGGACCACCTACGACCTCGGCGAGGGCGCCTCCGCGGTCTCCATCCTGGGCACTGACGCCAACCTGACGCATCCGCGGTTGATCAAGCTCAACAACATCGCCTCCATCAGCGCCTCGGGAGCCATCACCCGGGTGTGGCGCTCCTACGGGTCCATTCAGGCGCTCCAGCGGGCTACCGACGGCTACACGCTCCAGAACGCCACGCTCCATTTTGCCTCGACGGTGGCGGCTACGCTGAAGGTCTATTACGTCCCGGACGCCGCCTACAATGCGGCCCTGTCGTCCGGTATCGACTGGTCCACCGCGGCGACCTACATCGACGACCTCGCGCCCTTCCACGACATGATCGCCCTCTACGCCGCGCAGCAGTACAACGTCCTCGACGGCGCCTCTGCGGAGCCTCAGCAGCTTCTGCTCGGGCAGCGAGAGGTCAAGCTCATGGAGTACCTGAACTTCCGCCAAGGGCCGGCGAACCAGTACGTGCAGCGGGTCCTCGACGAGGACTGCTACGCCTGATGGCGACGCCCGCCCAAGAGGTCGAAGTCCTGCTCGATGGCGTCATGGCCAGAGGGCCGAGCGACGGCAGCTTCGCGCTGAACATGCTCTGGCGCCGGGACTCATGGGAGGTCCGCAAAGGCTTCGGCTGCGTCGAGGAGTTCGACTCCACCCTGTCGAAGAACATTGCCGGCGAAGAGGAGGAGTGGGGCTTCGTTGAGCAACTCGGCTCGTACCCCATCCGCACGGCCTTCGGGCATGATCAAATCATCACCATCGTCCGACAGCGTGTCCACACGGGCGGCGAGGACACGCGCACGATGGTCGTCCCCGTCTACGGGGTCATCATCTACGACCTGACGACCCGAGACCGCTGGCAGGAGAACCTCTACCGTCGGACCAGTGAGAACACGTCCGAGGTGCTCCCCCTCGACCGCTGGCACGGCAACTACGAGACCTCGAGGGACATCGACCGCCAAGCCTGGATACGTGCGCACACCGAGGACTACTTCTGGTTCGAGGAGTTCGACGACGTCCTCTTCTTCGGCTCCCCCCGCACGGGCGTCTGGGCCTACATGCCCTCGACCTTCAACCGTCGCCGCCGCTCCATGGTCGACAGCGTCGATGACAACGAGTGGGCCGAGCGCTACAGCGAGAGCGCCTGCGTCGTTCGCGTGGCCCTCGCAGACGGCATCGCCCAGAAGGCCTACTCCTACCTCAAGAACGCTGACCTGTCCGGGGTCCGTGATTGCGCCGTCCTCGATGGCCACATGGTCTACGCGACCGAGCGGCGGCTCTGGTTCTCCGACAAGGGCTTCCCCGCCAACATCATCGAGGTCAACGGGTACAACATCCCCAGCGAGTACCCCATCACCGCCATCGCGGAGCAGTACGGCTCCATCCTCGTGTGGACCGAGAGGGAGACCTGGCATTTCCAGCCTGGCCAGGGCGACCTCTTCGACACCGGGCGCCTGACGAAGCTCAGCGACAACGTAGGCTGCATCGGCCCCAGCGCCGTGGTCCGGCTCGACAAGGGCATCGCCTGGGCCGACACCAACGGTGTCTACATCGGCCAGGGCAGCGGGGGCATCGAGCCCATCTCTCAGGCCATCGAGGCCTTCTTCGATGACTACGTCACCAACCCGCTGACCAGCTTCTATCAGCAGAGCGGCTTCATCAGCTTCGCCGCTGACGGTCCACGCACCCGGGTCCGCTTCGACCCGCGAGGGGCGCATCTCACGTTCGCCCCCGACCTCGACGCCCTCATCCTCGGCATCCCCAACGAGGCGACCGCCATGGTCCTCTCCGGGGGCAAGTGGGCGATGTGGTCGACGGAGTCCATGGTCTTCACGTCGGGGAGCCCGGCGGACGCCTACGGCGGCTCCACGGCCAACCTCCCGTTCCCGTGGTTTATCGCCCTGCGCGACCGCCTCTACGTGATGGCGGGACCCTACGCCCAGGGGCCCATCACCGACGAGGCGCAGCGCGAGGGTGCAGACATCAACGATGACGTGACCGTGCGGTCGCTGATTCTCTGTGAGTATGGGCGTGGTGGGGCGGTAGATCGCTCGATCTCCTCCACTCCGTACCAGGGTGAGGCGGAGGACACTCGCTGGCTCATCCGCAAGTGGTATCAGGGGGCTCAGAGCGTCGCAGCGCTGAACTCGCGGGTCTACATCGACAAGTGGATCCCGGTGGAGCCAGGCTACACGTTGCCGGGCGGCACGGTCACCTCGGGGAAGACGGTGCTGCTCCCTATCAGCGTGTGCCCGCCGGACCACGTCAACTTCGGGCCGGCGTTGCCCAACGGCAACGGCCTCGACGACGTCCACCTCTTCATCCGGTACGACTCGACGCACTGGACACCAGTGAAAATTGGGGCCGGCGTCAACATCGACTACGTCCTGCCGCCAGAGCGCATCGCCTCGGACGGGCAGTGGGTGACGGTGGCCGTCACGTCTGACGAGATCGAACTGGACTGGCAGGTAGGCGGCGGCACGCCGATGAACGCCACGTACCAGCGCAAGAGTCCCCTCATCTACATCCCGATGGCCCCGACGGGCTCCACGGAAGACCTCAGTTCCATGGGCCTCGAGTGGGGGACGGGGGCGCCCTCGACCCTCTCGGGGGCCTCGGGCTCCATTCGGCCGGTCCTCTTCGCTTGGGAGCAGTATGATCCGCGGGTGAGCCGGCACGCAGACGACGACGTCGCGCAGGCCGTGGACTACGCCTACAAGACAGACCAGGTCGGCCTCGGCGAGGGGCAGCAGCTCAAGGCTCGCGGGCTCTGGGCGCGGGTTATGTCGCACGGCAACGCCACGACCAAGATCTTCAGTGCTTGGTCGTGGGGCGTCTACAACGTCCTCGTCGGCAGTGACCAGAAGGGTTGGCAGGCCCAGGCTCTCGACCACAGCGGCACGACCGAGGCCATCAACCAACTGGCAAGCAAGACGACGGTCCGCACGCGCATCAAGGACAGCGGGGACTCGCTGCGCAACGTGACTTTCAATACGACCAACGTCGCCTACGGGGACGTCAACAACGGGGCCACCGGCAACTACATCATCGGCGATGAACAGGTGTCAGAGATCGCAGTCTCGAGCAGCACCAAGGGCTCCCGCTTCTCCTGGATGGTCTTCGGCTTCATGCGCAACCGCGCGGAGCGCATGATTGTCGAGGGCCTCACGGCCGCCTTCCGGGTGACCAGCAAGTCCCGCCGCCGCAGGGGGCACTGATGGGCCTCGCCTTTGAGCAGTTCTGGCCCCGGTCCGGCGATCAGGTCGAGGGCCACCTTCGGGATGAGCAGGACCGCCTCGCGCGTGAGCAGGTGCAGAGGGTCGTCGATGGCCTCCAACTGGTGCCGCCGAACGAGATCGTCACGCTCAAGAAGCTCGTGGGCAACGACCTCAACCTCACCGCAGGCGACCGCCCGCTCCCCGACGTCGACCGCGTCGACACCGTTGTCCGCTCCGTAGCCGGCCGCACGGTGGTCTCAGCGCCTATCACGGTGTCGGAGGACTCCATGTTCGCCGGGCTCCACTTCGCGAGCGATGACGACGTGCCGCTGGTCCACATCGCCAACGGCGCCACGGCGACCTTCCATGACTGCTGGTTCGACCGGGGCCCGAAGTCCCAGAGCAACTGGCTGCGCTTCAGCGACAGCGCGCAGGGCATCTGTGTGGGCTGCTGGTTCGTGGGCGACTCGACGCCTGCGGTCGTCATCCTCAACGGCGGGGTCGCGGGGCTCGTCGAGGTCGTCGGCTGTTACAAGCGCTCAGCGGTAGCCTGGGGCACCGTGAACACGACGGCGGTGCTCTGATGGCTCGCGAGGTCACTCAGGAGCAGTTCGCCGATGGCACGACCATCGACGGGGACCGCATCGACCGGGCGATGCAGGAGACGGTGGACCGGTTCAACCGGGTCCGCCGGGGGGACCTCCAGAACCGCTTCTTCCCGCAGACTTACGTGGTCCGCTGGATGCCGCGCATCAACGGCTCGACGGGGACCAACTTCCCCTTCATGGCCGCTGAGAACCCGGACCTGGCGACGGGCGCGGACACGCCGGAGCGGACGGAGAATGAGTTGCGGGTCAAAGGCTTCCGGGCGCCGGGCATCGAGGTGCTCGACGGCACGGGCTCTAACCACTGGATATCCTCGACGCCGCTGGCCTTCCCGAAGCCGGTCATCTTGGATGACATCAGCTTCATGCTGACGGTGGACCACAACAGCCTGGGGAGCCGGGTGTTCACCAACGGATTCACCTACGGGGCGACCCCGCCGGATGGGTACGTCACGGCGGACGGATCTGAGGACTTCTCTCTGGTCGTGAGCGTGGACAACCCCTTCTACCCAGAGGACCAGCGCTTGGCCGCCAAGGTCTTCGCCTACCACGGGGTGTCCTTGCTGCGAGAGACTTACTGGGTGGAGGACCCGGGGACTCCGCCGTCGAGCGACACCTCGCTCTCCTGGCCGGGTGGGACAGTAGAGGGGGTCTACTTTCGCGCCAAGGATCTCGCCATCCCCATCCCGGCGGGCGCGCGGGTGCGGGTCCACATGGTGGTCCCTGAGTACGCAACGGCCTCGGACTCGGACTGGGGCGCCGGGACGGCCAACGACCCCACCACAATGCAGATGTACGACCTGAACTGGGTCACCCTCGAAGAGGTCTGCTGATGGCGAAGGTCACCCGCCGCCGCCTCTCTCGGGGCAACAAGCTCGAGGTCAGCGCCACCAACACCGAGGGCCACGTCTTCCCCGAGCTGGAGGACATGGCCGACGAGTTCAACGCGGCACGCATCGCCACCCCACAGATGGAGGCCCCCAACGGGGTCTTCCATGTGTTCCTGAACCTGCCGTGCATCGACGCGGACTACATGGTGCCTTCGACGGCAGCGGCCAAGCAGACGGAGGACGCGAACTACGGCATCCCCTTTGCGCTGTTCCCTCTACGCGAGGACTTCAGCCTCACCACCGACGACGACGGCCAGGTGAGCCTGGACCTCGACGAGTCGGTCCCAACGCCAGTGTTGGAGTCGGTGTCCTTCGGGTTCGACACGCGGAGCGAGCCGGCGGCTGTAGCGGGGCGGTACTACGGGCAATCCATCGGCACCATCGGCAGCGACATGGGGACGCTGGACTACGATCGGACGGACGCCTACGGCATCCGGCTGAGCATCGTAGGCCGGCGGCCTTGGTACTTCGCCAGTACGGACGTGGACTTCAAGGACAGTCAAGATGCGATGCGGCCGACGGTGGAGGTGTGGTCCACTGAGATAACGCCCGAGGCCTACGCCTCGTATGGCCTGCGGATCAACCCGGCGTTGTTCAAGGACATCAACATCGCTATGGACCCGGGGCTGTCGTACTGCTTCATCATCCGAGCGCCGGAGTTGCTGGACCCGACGAACGACCTCAACATGGCGCTTCTCAACGTCACCATCGACATGCGCTTCTCGATGGAGATGGACGTCGCCTCGGCGGACCAGTCCTCAGCGCAGAACCGGCCTACGCGCTTCACCGAGAGCGCGCCCACGGTGACTATCACGGCGCCGCAGCCAGGCACGGACATCGAGGCTGACGGGGTGGACGGCATCCAGACGGGCCTCGACAACATCGATGACGTCTTCGTGTCGAAGCTTCGGGGCGGCATCGGGCGCCTGGGCGAGGGGCGGCTTGACAGCGTGCTCGCCGACTACGGTGGCTATGAGGTCATCGCCATCCCGCTATTCAACAACCGCCTTCAGGGCGGGGTCACTGGGGCGGAGATGGCCGCGGAGCCCTACTCGGGCGCTGCGACGGACCCTATCTACGACCGCGGGCGTGTGACGCTGGCGTACCCGTTCGTGCTGCACCGAGCCATCCTTGGGTGGAACTGGCAGCGCTGGCTGGACACGGGCGTGGCGGCCACGTCCATCCCCGGGCCGAACTTCACGGTGGACGTGGACGTGTCCATCGGGGCGGGGCTGCGGTCGGACAGCGGCATCGTCTACGACCAAGTGGCGACCCATCAGATGGTGGACCCGCTGACGACGGGTACGTGGGACACGCGGCTCATCGACCGCATCGCCATCCGTCACTCGGGGTCTCCGCTGCGGACGGCCACTGCGAACTGGGACCTGGAGTTGCACGAGCTAAGGATCGTGGGCACCACGGTGGCCGGCGTGAGCTTCCAAGACCAAGGCGAGCGGGTCTACATGGGCCAGACGTGGACACCGTTGGGCGCACGCGAGAATATCGGCACAGCGGCTGCTCCATATACTCCTGGCGCCCCGAACTGCGCGGGCGCTGAGCAGTTCATTGAAGCCACGGTGAAGATACGGGAGACTCCCACGGGGCCGGCAGCTACCGAGGTCGTGAGCGGCTACGGTGGCCACTGGGTCTATCTGATTGGCCGCAAGTACTTGATGAGGTAGAGGAATGGCAGTACCAGTCAAGGGCTACATCAAGCAGGCGAAGCCCGGCGTGCAGGTCAAGCAGTCGGAGTGGGAGCAGGGCCAGCAGTACCGCCAGCAGGCAGCCGCCGGCATGAGCGGGGTGGCCGACGCCTCTCAGCGCAAGTACGAGAGCATCCGTGACGCTGTCCCGGGTGGTCGTGCTGCCATCCGGCAGCAGGCGGCGCAGCAGATGGCTGCGGGCCGTGGGCTCGGGTCTTCGTCGAGCCACACGGGGCTGATGCGTCAGGCGGCGATGGAGCGTGGGCAGGCGATCGCCCAGTTCGACTTGCAGGCGGCGGAGGCGGTGGGCACTGCGGAGGAGCAGGCTGCGGCTGCGCGGGTGGAGGCGCTGGCCGCTCAGTACGAGGCGGGCAACGCCGTCCACATTGAGCGTCAGCAGAAGGTGGCGGCGATGATGGACGCGGTGAACGCTGCGGCCCAGTACGGCCGTGCGGAGCAGGCGCGGTTGCTTGAGATCATGTGGGCGCAGGAGCCGGACCCGCAGGTACGGCAGGCCATCGAGCAGTACGGGCAGCGCATCGGGATGAGTGAGTTCCAGTACATGACTCAGGGTCGACAGCAAGCGCAGGCCATCGCCGCCTCGACCGGGCAGGGCTACTAATGGCCCGCCTACGCCTCCCAAGGGGGATGCTGGGGGCCCAGGCCCCGTCGCCCTACCTGAGCGCTCGTGTGGGCACACGGCCGCCCCCTCCGCCGGAGTCTGATTCGGCCAAGGCGGCGGAGGAGATCAACCGCTGGCTGGGCGTGGCCGAGGGCATCGTCACGAGCCCGGTCACGGACCTGATCATCCAGGGCGGGCTCTGGGCCGGCAGGGGCGGCAAGCAGGAGGGCAAGTGGGAGGGGACCCCCGAGCAGCGAGTCGCAAGGCAGCGAGCCGCCGTGGGCGCACAGGGCAGAGACCCTTACGACATGCGCACTTCGGCCGCCCAGCCGTGGGATGGCTATCGGGCGCGGAGGGCGGACGCGAGGGCGGACGTCGACTCCGAGCGGGCGAGAGCGAACCCCTTTGCACGAGGCGGGGCGGGGTTGTCGGGCGGGTCCATCTCGGATCGCGGCATCATGCGCAGGAGGGCGATGGATGCTCTCAACTGGCTCCGGGGGACCGATGGCCCGGAACCAGGCGTGGGAGACCCTGGTGGGGCGCTGAAAGCTGCCACTGCCGCCGCAGCCCGGAGGCTGGGTGGGATGGACCCGCCGGCAGATGCCCGCGACCCGCATCGCCCGCCCGAGCAGGCCGAGCGACCGGGAGCCGGGACGTTCAGCCGGGATGCGATGCTGCTACAGACCGCGTGGGAGCAGTACCACAAGACGCGGCAAGGGCCGCAGCCCTTGGCCCCGTCGCCCTATCGCGCGTCCTACTGGTCTCAGATGCCCTCGGATGCGGATGAGATCTTCTACATCGCACACCAGGGCGGCTCGACGAATGACCTCAAGCGCATCATGCGTGCGCTCGAGGCCGCCCCAGACCTTGGCCCTCGGAACCTGTCGGACCTCCTGGCGGGCACCAACGACCGCCTCTTGGGCGCCAAGCGGGAGGCGCTGCTGGCGTTCATGGCCCGCAACAAGCAGATGTCCTCGACGGGTGACATGGAGTCCTCCAGGGCGATGGCGGAGATCTACGGGAAGGTGATGAAGGGCCGGAAGGCCGGCGTCGAGGCCAAGAAGATCGAGGACCGAGAAGCGCGAAGGGGCCAGGGCGGAGGGAGGCCGCCCCCCGCGCGCAAGCCGAAGGAGGACGCCGACGTGCGCGCCTACTTCGCCGCTCGCGACACCCCCTCCGGCCAGCGGAGCGCGGAGCAGGAAGAGGTCATCAGCATCGGGAATGCGGGCGGGTACGACAAGGCCTACGCGAAGCTGACGGAGAAGGAGATCAGGGACCTGGCCACCGGGAGGTCCAAGATCAGCCCCGTCGAGCTGTCGAACCTCATCACGGGCAGGGTTATGAGCCTCCAGGATGCGAGGGCAGCGGCTGCCGCGGCAGCCGCTGAAGACGCTGCGGCGCGGAAGGAGCGGGCGGCTGCCGCGGCGAAGGAGCACGACATCTTCATGGCCGCCTACAAGAGGGACCTGGACGCCGACGAGGCCGCCCATGGCCGGACCAACAGAACGGCGCGCACTCTGATCGCGACCCTGGAGAGGAACCGGAAGCGGATCAACGACGCCAGCCTCAATGGGGAGGACGTCGATGCCCTCCTCGAAAAAGAAACCAACCTCCAGGGGCAGCTCACCTCCGTCCTCAGGGACCTCGTGACCGAAGGCGGCCCCGAGGGGTGGGTGGACTGATGGAGCCTGTCCTGCATGATGGGCTGACTCTGGGCGCCCTCATCAGCGCCAACCAGGCCGCTGGGGTGAGCAAGGAGGAGTTCAGGGCCGCTCTCACTGAGCGCTACGGTGTGTCCAGGATTCGGAAGGAGGACTTCGGGAAGCGGCTCGGCCAACTCGCTGAAGAGTACGCCCCGCGGACAGAGCCTTTCCCTGAGGAGCAGGCCCAGGCCGCTCTCGCCATCTCGCAGGGGCTGATGAGGGAGGGCCTGCGGCGGCCGGCTCCGCAGACGCAGCCGCCCTTCGAGGCGCCCCCGCTTGGCCCGCTGTCCGGTGGGGCCACGCCCGACACGACCCGGCCGGGTCCGGCTGAGTCGGCCGGGTGGGAAAGGGCCCGCGCTGCCGCCCAGCCTTTCCACCCGAGGGCCGAGGGCTACATCCCGATGGGCCCGCAAGAGGGCACGGTGGAGACGGGTGTGGCCTCGAGGTTTGGGGACTCGGTCCCCAGGCCAGAAGGCACCATGGAGGCCGGTTTCCGGGCCACCGTGACCCTCTCCAACATGGTGGCGAAGGCCGTGGGCGACGCTGCCCAAGTCTTGGACGATGAGTTTGGCCGGAACCGCGAGAGGTCGAGGCGCAACAGACGTGCAGGTCGCAGCCTCACCGAAATCAGGCGCGGGGCAGACGCCCCCATGGAGGGGGCCGAGGCAGAGGCCTACGTCGAGGAGTTGAGGGCGCTGGCCGTCGACCAGAAGAAGGCCATCAAGAAGGCCGTCGCGAGGGGTGCCAAGTACCGTGCGGCGGGCCGCGACTTCGAGGCGGGGAAAGCCTGGGGGAAGGCGGGCGATGACGTCGTTGAGGTGTGGGAGGCTTTTAAGACCCTGCCAGACGTGGCGCCTCAGGCCATCGAGTGGCTGACAGGCGGTGACCTCGGGGACCTGCCAGAGGGCGAGCGGCTGCTGATGCTGGCCGACCGCGGGAAGAAGGTGGGAGCTGACGCCGACCTGGCCCTCTTGTACGGGACAATCGCGGAGGATCCGGCCGGCTTTGCCGAGGACGACCCGCTCGCGGCAGGCGCCATTGTTGCCCCCGTCCTAACCAAAATGGCCAAACTGGCGGGTCTCGCAACCAAGGTTGGGACGTTGGCCGGCCTGGAGAAGGTGGCCAAGTGGGGCGTCGGAGGGAGGCGTGGGCGTTTCGCGAAGGCTGAGCAGGGCAAGCCGATGCTGAACCCGGCGGCTGCTGCCGCCGAGGCCGAAGCCGCCCTTGCGGCCACGCCAGACGAACTGCTTGCAAAGCCGGCGCAGCCTGTCACAGGGCCGGCTCCCCCGCCAGTGGATCCGGCGGCCCCGCCGATCGAATACGCCGATGAGCTTCTCGATGAGGCGATGGCCGTGCGCCGGGGCCAGGGGGCGCCGGACGTTCCGCTCACAAGCAGCGAAGCTGCGCGGATTGATGCGCGGATTGATGCGTTCGAGGCGCGCATGCTGTCCGGGGCTTCCCCAGGCGCACGCGCCTCCGCGGCGGCCGTTTCGGCCAAGCGGATGCCAGGGGAAGCGCAGAGGGCGAGGCGGGACGCGAACCTCAAGCAGTTCCGCGAGCGCAGGCAGGCGGAGATCGATGCGGGAGTGGCCGAGTTGACCGCTCGAGTGAAGGCCATCCGGGCCAAGAGGCGCCAGGAGGCTCCGCGAGTCGACCCGCTGGCAGGCCCGTTCACGCTAAGGAAGAAGCCAAAGCCGCCGCCCAAGTACACCAAGGAGTTCGCCGAAGAGTTCCTGCGCGAGCGGGTGCCGGACATCGCGCCGCCGCCCGTGGTCGACCCGGGCGCGGGCGAGCTGCTCGGGCTCGCGGTCTCGAACGAGACTGGCTCCGCCATGCTCTCGATCAAGGAGGCCGGCCGCCGGTTTGGAGACATGCTCGAGTCGGCCAAGGGTGCCTTGCATCACACGGGCGTCCTGGGGTCCGCGGGGCCGACGGCGGCGTTTGGGTCAGGCAAGTGGGGCTACGAGGGCGCCAAGGCCGTCCGGCGCGCTATGGGCGGCGCTGCGGCTGCGCTCTACGCCTATGCCGTGCAGCCCGCCAGCATCATCGACAGGGGGACCGGGCAGGTGGTGTGGCAGGGCGGGTGGCAGCGCCTTGCCAAGTTGGCCGAGGTTCCCGGCAGGACCCCTGACGGCCCGAGCAGCGAGGTGCTGGCCCTCACGGCCTCGGAGGCCCTCCAGGCTGCCGGCCACGAAGTGTATACGCTCACCTCGAAGCGGCTGATGCAACTTGAGCAGGTGAAGCAGGCGCTGGAGCCGGCGTTCAAGGCGGCGGCCTTCCTGCACGGCGCATCGTCACGCTTCAAGCCGAAGGCGCGGGCAGCCTTCAGGAAGGAGTGGGAGGGCCGCCTCATCCGTGCGATCGAGATGGAGAAGGGCAGCAGCGAGCGGGCCGCTGCCGTCAATGCCCTGGGCGAGGGGGCAGAGGATGCCATCCGCGCCTACGACCAGATCACCGAGGACTCCAGAAAGTTCATCATCGAGACGAGGCGATACCTCGGGGTGGACACTCCAGATGACTGGGGCATCACCGAGACGGGCTACTTCCACCACGACTTCATCCGGCACCTCATCACGGGGGAGGTGAAGCTCAAACACTCTGGGCTGCCGGACGGTGAGAAGACATTCTCGTCCTACGCCGAGGCGCTCGCGGAGGCGGGCAAGCTCGGCGACGACCCGGGCATGAGCATCGAGCTTGACCCGAGCAGGATCCCAGCCCTGAGCAGCGGGAAGACCTGGCTCACCAAGCGTGACTACAAGCGGGTCATTGGCGCATCAGGCAAGGCCGCGCGGAAGGCTCGCGGAAAGACGCCAGGGTCGCGGGCCGCTGTCATCGACGCCAAGACCATCAGCCGCGACCTTGGGCGAGACATCGGCCCGCATGAGCGCAAGAAGAAGCACCTCGGGGCGACCCACGAGAGGAAGGGGCTTGAAGGGTACGAGAAGGACTTCTTCCGGGTGATGAGCGGGTACTTCTCGGAGGTGGCCCGGACCCAGGCGCTGAGCAAGATGCAGCGCCGGATCCAGCCGATCATCGAGCAACTGGGCGAGTCCCCGCATGTGGTCGACCGGCGCCTCTCCAAACTCATCGCGAGCAGGCGTGACCACGTCTGGGGCAAGCCCACCCCGGCCGAGGAACTCTTTGGCATCTTCGTGGAGGGCCTCCAGGGGCTTGCCGTCGCGACGCACGGTGGGGCCGCCAAGATCCCTCGCGTAGGGCCGGCCATCTCGAAGGTGACGGCGCCGCTGGCCGAGTGGGGGATGGGGAGCAGCTCGCTGTTCGCTGGGCGGCAACTCGCCAATTACCTCACCGCCTTCCACTACCACACCAAGTTGCGGTTCAACCCCAAGAGCGCCTACGTCAACATGACGCAGCCGCTCATCACGCTACAGGGGCATGTCAGCGCCAAGGACCTCGCCAACCTCTACTACACCGTGAGCACGGACTCGTCTGTCCGCAAGATGATCGACGACGCGGGGGTGCTCCGCGGCGCCAAGAAGGTAGAGGGCATGGACGACATCTGGCGCGGGGAGCGCTCGAGAGTCTCTCGTGCGCTCAAGGGGGCCTCCCTCTTCGAGGCGTCCACCAATGTCAATCGCTCCGTCGGCTACCTGCACGGGTGGCGCACAGGGAAGGCCGCCGGCCTGCCAGACGAGCAGGCCCACCGGAACGGGCTGGCGTGGTCCGAGGTCACCGAGTTCGACAACACGATGTGGAACGTCCCCGCCGGCTTCGCGGGCCCGTTCGCCAAGGTCATCGGCCAGTTCAAGCCCTTCCTGTTCAAGGAGGCGGACTCGCTGCTCAACCTCGCTCGCGTCAAGGGCCCAAGGGCGGCCGGGGCAGCACTTATACGCAGGGGGCTGGTTGGCGGCGCAGGGGGCACCGCGCTTGAGCCGGCGATGTACGGGGCGATGGTCCACCAATGGATGACCGACGCCGGCATGGATAACAAGTCAGCCGACCACTTCATCGAGACCGTCATGTACGGCCTGCCGGGGCTGTTCGGCGCGGACGTCACGGGCAGCTATCGCTTCTACGACGGGTACGGGCAGAACATCGCGGCACGGCTGGTCAACTTCGCGCTGGGGCCCACCCTTGGCTTCTTCGCTGGGGTGAAGGACTGGAGCGCGGGCGACAGGAAGACTGTGCCCATGGTGACGCCATACGCCCGGATGGGCAGCGCTCTTTGGGACCTGCTGACGGGCGATGACACGCGCGTGAAGGTCGGGAAGCGCTTCATGAAGTTGTCGCCAGGGGAGGCGCTCATCTACGGCCTGGGCTTCAGGCCCAAGCGGATGTCACAGGCGAGGGCGAGGCACGAGGAGCGGGCGCAGAGGCGCAAGGCCATGCGTCCTGAGCCGGGCCTGATCGACAGCGGCGCCGAGGCGGCAGAGGGCTTCCTGGGCCTCAACACCATCAAGTAGACGCACCACGACAGATGATTGCATCCGATCCACAGGCTGGTAAGGTCAGCAACAACAGAGAGGAATCATGGGTGTAGACCACACAGGGCGTTGGACGGATGTCCCAGGCGGCGCCGTTCCCTCCGAGTACTTCCAGGGGTCGGTCGACGTCACCGACTCGGAGACCATCACCAAGGGCGGGTTCTACCCGAAGGACGCCACGGCGGGGAACGTCACCGTCACCCTGATGGCTGCCTCTGCGGAGATCGCCGGCATGTCCGTGGTGGTCAAGAAGTCCGACAGCTCGTCCAACCTGGTGCGTCTGGCCACGGCCGACTCCGCCACCATCGACGGCAGCCCCACCTTCAGCCTGAGCGTGCAGTACCAGTCGGTGCGCGTCGTCTGCGACGGCGTCAACTGGGCCGTGTTCACAGTGAACAGCGAGCTTGCTGCGGTCCTGGGCTCGACGACGAGCGGCCTGGGCGCCTCTCTCGTGGCCATCGAGGATTCGGCGGGTGACTACACCGGCGCTGATGTCGAGGCGGCTCTGACGGAGGTCCCGGTCCTGGCGGGCCGCGCGACCGGCCAGACCATCATCGGTGGCACAGCGGCCAGTGACGGGTTGGTCCTCCAGAGTACGAGCCACGCGACGAAGGGCAGCGTCCAGGTCCAGGACCCCTTCGTCGTGAAGTCCCACACGACGGGGGCCTCGGGCGCCGGGGCGAAGATGACCCGGACGGGGTACAAGCAGACCGTCAACAACACCCCGCAGGGGTGTACCGAGGTGGGCATCCCGGTCGCCGACGAGACGATCGTCGGCGTCGAGGCGACCTTCGTCGGTCGTGACCAGGCCGGCGCAGAGCGGTGCTTCTACAAGACGGCGGGGCTCTACTACCGCGAGGGGGCAGGGCCCCTGCTCCAGGGTGCCCTGGCTGCCATCTTCGCGGTCGAGTCGAGCGTCAACCTGGCGGCGGGCTTCACGGTCAGCGGCAACACCCTCATCCCACTCGTGACGGGGCTCGCGGCGACGACCATCGACTGGTACGTCACGGTCGAGTA